CCCTGCGTGCCATTCCACTTCAAAATATTCCGTACCGAGCTTTTCAGCATTATATTCCGCAATCTTCCCAGAAAGCTGTGTCAGTCCGGTCATGACAGCCCGTCTTGCTGCGACCTCGATTCGATTTGCATACCCCGATGAATATTCTATCTGCCGAAGTCCGCTATTCGTGAGCTGAGTGACTACCCGCCGGAGAACTGTATTATAATCAAACGCTCCTGTGACAGTGTCCATGCAGGCATTATCGAGATACCCACTGCCTTCAATGTTTCATGACCGTCTATGATGCGGTACACGAATTTTATAGTTGTATAGTTAATGCGGGTAGTCAGCCAACTGGGAGCCATCATGTCCGCATCTTTTGTTACTGTATATGATTTCATAACATCCACCTAAAAATGGGTATAATAATACCACTCACTCTGTTAAGAATGGGTGGTATTAATTATCTTTTTCCTCTTTATTCTCTTTTTCTTTTTCGGGTTTTTCATTTATACTATACGGACACATCCCACTATCATCTAAAATGAAGCCCCCATCTTCTGTTTTTGGCATTTTATTTCCCCCTTTCGATAACGCCATATTTGTAACCATAATTTTTTGAATTCTTCTTGAGCCAATCACTATTCAAATCATTCCATTTCTTGTTTAGTGCGTTGATTTTATCTTGATACTCTAGCGGACTTATTTTCCCCTGTTTGCGTTCTTTCTCATACTTACGGAAGTCCTTATCTGTTATTTTTTTATTGTCACTCATCGCTTTTTCGTAATCAATTGAAAAGTCATGGTTCACTTCTGCTCCATTCAACTTTTTTAATTGATATGTTTTTGATGTGCCTGTTGCTCTAATTACGTTAAGTCCTTGCTCTGTCATAATGGATACATCCGCAGGACTAAAAGTACTACTTGATGGATGGTTATGTGTCAATGTAGCACCTTTCATTTTACTTAACTGTTCTTTTGAAAACTTAACATAATTTGAAGCTCCGCTACTTTCGCGGAATAATACATTTCCTCGGCTGTCAAAAAGCACTGCCGTTTCTACATTGTCTTTATAGATTTTCCTGCTTTTATTGCTGAAGAATATGTCTTGCTTTCGAGTACTTTTTTCTCTTTGATTATATCACGCTGTGCAGATATATCAATATATTTTCTCGGTACGATATTTTAACAGATTTTCATATTTTCTTTTATATTCTTTTGAGTCTTTATCTGCATTCTTAATCATTTCGGAAGTGTACTTAGCATTTTGCTTTTTCGTATTTGTAGCAATTCTGCCTTTCATATCCAGATAAATTCTCTCACGTTCCTGCTTGAGTCCCATTTTCTTCGAAAACCTTGAGCCACATTATAATTACTATCAGAATCCCATATAGAACAACCGCCATTTCAACCGCAGTTCTCCATTCAAAATACAACTTCATCCTATTTTTCTCCATAAAAAGACCACCGGTCAATCCCATCTGGACTCTTCCTACAGGCATGACCATTCATACGGATACTGCGATCTGTTATTTTGATCGTTATCATAATACCTCCTAAAAATGAGTGCAAAAATACCACTCACTCTTTCGAATGGGTGGTATCTATACGAATGGAACTATGCTTTTTACATCTTTCAGCAGATTCTTTGCTTTCTCCATAAAAGAATTATCTGTAAGATATTCAATCCCCTTTGGTGTAATCTGGGCATTTTCCAAACCGATAAAATCAATTGCGGTTTCACCGTCCACATATTTTCGCTCTTTGATTTGGATTCCGCAAATCAGCTCGTCCTTCGCTAAATTATAAATGATATATTCCCAATATTTCTCAGGAATAGAAAAGAGCTTTCCATCATTTCTTAAACAATCCGGATTTGCTGAATACCCACGCTTCAATTGCTGATATAAATAGCTCAGAATCTGATACACAATCACATGATAATCCTCCTTTGCCATAACAAATTTCCTCTCATCACTTTTTAACTTACCATTCCGTCAAAATGTTCTGACTTCCCACACTTTTTACATGTAAATGTTATGGATTTCCGGTTCGTTTCATGCACCATCACATCTACATCTAAACTTATGCAATATGGACACTTTTCAATTGTTTTATCCTTTGTATACGCTATTAAATTTGACATCCATTTACTCATCATAACTTACCTTCCTTCTTAGCTTTCATGACGAACTCTTCTTCTAATACCTCTGTCAGTTTTTCAAAATATTCTCTATTTGCCTGAACAAATTCCACGCCGAACTCTTTGAACTGCTCAACATGCTGTTTCTCGTGAAAAATCGTTCTTGCAAGCTCCTCCTTGCTTCTAAACGAATTTGGAAAGAATGTAACCCCTCCGATTTTTTCCGAATCTGCTCTTCCTGCAAACGGAATTCTAAGCAAGTCTTCGTTAAAATCAATACTTAACGAAAGTCCCTCCAAATCAATAGAAAATTCTTTTGCAATCTCACGAATGTGTTTTTTACTCATCCTTTCAGGCAGATGCTTAAACGCACCTGTATTATGACTTTTACGGAGTATCTCTTTTGATTTTATTTTACCTTTATCGCTGGATTTTTCAACCATTTTACCGGATTTAATTATCTTCTCCGTCCATCCTGGTACGACTCTCCCACGGCCATCGATATAAATCCTCTCACGTTCCTGCTTCAGTCCCATTTTATTAGAGAATCTTGCATACTCATCAAGTTGTCCCTGATACTTACACTTTGCAAGCATCACATCATCCGGATTAGCACCGCCTTTTTGCAATAGCTGCACCTTTTCACGCTGTGCCCGCATGGCTGTTTCCATCTGCCTCTGCCGTTGTTTTGCTTCGTAAAGAGTGTATTCTTTACCACGGAACTCGGTCGGCTCGCTTTCTTTCCGATTCTGTTCGTCTAGCCAGTCATCCGTATAAGTTCGTACTGATACACCGGGAACAAAAGGGAAATAAGTATGGTAGCAGTTTGCTCCACATAGTCCGGTTACTGTACCGAGTCCACAGACATCATACAATTGCTGTTGACTCCACACTGTGACAATGTCCATGCAGGCATTATCGAGATACCTACTGTATACCTGTGACAATGGAGTTAATACCTTTCTGCCGCCGTAATCCAAATAAAAGCCTAGAGATCTTGTAATATTTTCCAAGTCCTCAAGGCTTTGCTTTTTGATAGCTGATGTCACCTGTATCAGATGTTTATTTTCTTCAAAAGGGATGTATTCCGCATTGATCTGTTCATAGATGTCCTTGTTTCTGACATATTCCCAGTCGATCACTTTGTCGTACAGTTCAAACATTTCCAGGTAAGAAGCATTCAGAGTGTCTTTCAATGCATTTTCAATGTCCTCCGAAGAATACCCCGGTATTTTTAACCGGTTAATCTACCAGTCTGCCGTGCTGGTGATCTTTTCCTTATATTCATTTCTCATATCACTCCATCACTTGATTTTGCTCGGGAAGATTCTGACGAGCCTGCTCAACCAAAAGCAAAAATACACTCTGAAACTTCTCCGTTCTTCCAGGTCACTGGGAAAATATTGGGTGCATCCACATATTCAATTCCAATCTTCCCTGATAGTACGGAGCCGTCCTCGTTCACTTCCGTATCATACAAATACGGAATGTATGCAACTGTTCCGGTGTATGCCTTATACGAGTATTTCTTCGCATTCGCATAGTTCAAATCGCAGAGTGTAGATTTCTTCATATTTTGTGATATAATATTTTGAAGATGCCAGGGTCAAAAGCCCCCAACAATGATGCCATATCTTTGCGGAGGAATATTATTTTCATTGATTCTTCAAGCAAGAAAAACACGAACAAAAACTAGAGATAAATTAAAGGGTGGATCTGATGGATTAAAAGACACCGATGTAATGATGGGGTTAGTCGAAGTGGTTACTGGTGATTGTTTTGATTCTGCACAAGGTACAACTTTTGGAAAATGCACTACGCAATTCAAAACTTGCCAGGATTACGGGACAACCTATATTCCGTTTACCGGCCCTTCGGTTATCAGTTCCTTTAATTCGATAATAATGTAGCAACTCTAGAAAGACTAGAAATCCTTTCACATTACTTAAAGAATCCAACAAATAACGGTAAGTATTCCGTGAAAGATATTAGAGATATGGAAGGAAAAATAATAGACACACGTATGAATGATCTTCGCATTTATGAAGGGCGTTGTCCTACATTAAGAGCACAACGAGACGGTGTATTGTATGTTAAAAACCACACCATATACCAGCTGACTGGGTACGAAACTTTACTTCTTCAAGGCTTTCCTAAAGAATATGCCGACAGAGTTAAGGACGAGGTTTCTGATAGACATCTTCTGATGCAGGCAGGAAACGCAATGACAGTAAATGTAATCAAACTACTTGGACAATCCATTATTGGATTCCTGGAGGTGAATAATGAAACGTAATTATGATGAATGTGTTACTAAATATTCAGATTCTTTTGTAAGAGTTGTGCTTGACCCCGGATACGTTTCTCGAATCCAAAACTTTGTTACTGAATTGGTTGAGGCTAAGTCCAAGGAAGATCATCACAAGATAGACTCTAACAAGGAAGTCAAAAGATTTACAACTGGCTTTTTAGGAGAGGCTGCACTTGAGAAACTATTCGGAATACCCATTATTGATTGGACTATAGGTTATTCTGGTCTTTATCATATTCCAGATATTCCCGGCTATCGAGTTGGAATAAAAACAGTCGAACGAGACAAGTTTCCGATTATCTTTAAGGACAATTCATATCCACAAATAATTTGTATTAAAAGCACAAAATATAACAATTTAATATTTGTATGTGGCTTGGCTACAAGTAATGTCTTAAACAACTATCAAGATGACGATTTGATTCTTGACCCTAATTTACGAGCAAGAGGAACGAAAACCGGTTTTTATGGATTTGAGCAATTAGTTCCTATTAAGTCATTAAATGACTTATCTACATATAAAAAATGAAAGCGAGGTACTTTGAATATTCTCGTGCGGCTTGTTGATTCGAAATTCAACCTGTGATAAAGTTTCATCGTTTATGATTTCGGGACGCTCGGGTGCACCTAAATATCCAGAATTACCATATACAACATGGTCGTCTTTACGAATCAATTTTGAGGTTTCAGAATTTTGTTCTTTGTAGACTTTGGTGCAGCAATCAGGCTCGCATCCACAATCGTTCCACTATTGTTGTTCATTAAAATCTATGTGCATAAAAGTACGCATAGCATAACTGTCATAAATGGAATCCTCGATTCCTTCATCAGACAGATTGAACCAAATCTGCATAAGATACATGCGAAGCATGACGGAGTTTTTCTCTAACATCGAGCTGGGCGTCGATACATTCAAAACAATCAACGGCAACGAGTTCACTGTCACCAGCGTGGATGATAAGCATATCAACATCTCCATCCCCGGAAACGCTACAGTAAATAAGCTCACCCTTAGTCTCGACGAGGTCAGGAAGATGCTGGAGTCTGGGCAGAAGTTCGATAAGATAAAGGACGTTACCACATTCTTCGGAAAGTCATACGACCGTCAGAAGGTCATTGAGCAGAATAAGAAGAACGCTGTCCGTCATGCTTATTTCAGAGAATACCTTGCATTGCAGCGGCTGGCATATATGTTCCGCTTCGATGCAAGAAATGGTGATTTGAAGGAGGCATAGCGTATGCCATTTACAATTGTCCGTCAGGACATAACAAAAATGAAAGTTGACGCAATCGTTAATGCAGCAAACACAGAACTATTGATGGGAGGCGGAGTCTGCGGAGCAATCTTTAATGCCACAGGTGCAAAGGAACTTCAAGAGGCTTGCGACAAGAAATCACCTATCAAAACGGGAGATGCAGTCATCACTCCCGGTTTTAAGCTGCCTGCGAAATTTGTGATTCACGCTGCCGGTCCTGTTTATAACCACAATAATAAGGGGAAGTCCGCTGCACTTTTGTCATCTGCCTATATAAATTCATTACGGCTGGCAGTTGAAAACAAATGTGAAAGCATAGCCTTTCCGCTTATCTCAAGCGGAATTTATGGATACCCGAAAGATGAGGCTTTGCAGGTCGCAACAACAGCTATCACGAAATTTATCGGAGAAAACGACATCGATGTGTATTTAGCCGTGTTCGATAAAACGGCATTTCAGGTCTCTGAGGAATTGATGGGCGAAGTAGCCAGCTACATAGACGAGCATTATATAGATGCACACGACTTCAGACGCAGAAAGCTGCTTGATGTAGAAAAAGAATCTATTTTAGAAGCGAATGCACCAGTCTTTGGTGCTATGTCTGATGCAATGGAATCGATGGAGTCCCTTGAGGAATTAGTTGATAATCTTGATGAGCCTTTTTCTGATACACTGTTAAAACTCATTGATGCAAA